CCATCTATTTTTCAAAAAGTCATCATATCCCTTATAATCAAACTGCGATCCGTTCCGGAACTCTTTGATCAGATTAAACCGCCTACAAAAAGCATTCCAGGTACTGGCATCCTCTGATTGCACTGTTCTGTAAAGCTGGTCGAAAGAAATGTTACTTGTAAAATATATATGCGTGAAACAGGCTTGCTTATTATTATATCTACACGGCAGTTCTAAAGGGTAAATATCCAGCCACTTAAGCAATATATTAATATCAAAATCGCAAGCACGAAAATCATCAAATAATATAACATCCTGCCCCTTATATCCATCCCAGGGGTTCCGGTTATCAGTCACGCGATAAACTTTATCGTATCCGCCATATAACTTATATACACCTGACGTCTTACCACTTCCAGGATCACCGAACCAGTATTCCACATGCATTTCACGAACTATATTCTTAAATTGTTCATACCGGAGTATTTCCCGGCATCGTTCGACCTTTTCCAGCTGCATCATATAATTCGGATTATCTTCAAGTATTTCATAATTACTTTTTCCGTCCTTGATCATATCATACAAGGCAACAAGATCGTTCCGTTGTCCCTGGTGTTCATCCGGAACAATACCGGATTCTTCAAAAGTATTTTTAAGGTTCGTTTCTTCCTTGCTGGATCCCTTATACTTTCCCTCTTTGCGAATGTAATCCCTTGCTTGTTGCAATGTGCCCCGGAGCATATCAAGCTGTGATCCAGGGGGAAACTTTTTTTGCAAAGTACTAAACCGAAGTTGACCGCCACGATGAATAACAATGTGTGTATGTAAAGTATGCTTTTCGTTTCCAATCTCATCACACATAGCCCAGTAGTCAAGAGACCGAATAGAAGAAAGCACTTCTTTAATTTTTTCATGTGTAAAGCCTTTATCCAATGGATTATTGATAGTGATCATCCATTTCCGACAACTGGTATCTTTTTTGCTCTCCATGTGCTTCTCCATTTTGTTACAAAAGTTATATTGTAACAGCCATTTGTTACAAGTACTTGTAACAGTGCAAATTCAGTAAATACAATGCTTACAAGAGTTTTGTTACACGTTACAAAAGTTGCCTAGGGGTAATACTAACCCTAGGCAACGCCCTTGACGGCAGGAACCCGGCACCCCGGGACCTTTGCGCCCAAGGACGCGCCCCGCTTCGCTTGTGGGCGCTGTCCCTGGTCACAAGGCTAACCGGGTGCCCCCTACCGTAAAGGGTGAAGTGCACGTTGCAAGCTACAAACGGTTGCACAACTCGTTCTGTATTTCATCGATTTCCTCATCAACGTGTTTTAAATGATCAGACAAACAAGAGAGATTGCTTGCATTGACTTCCTCGATCGAATTAAAACGATCCACCGAAACACGTAACAAAGAAATATCTTCATACACGTCCTCTAAGTCCTGTTCCCTTTCACGGACACGACATAACATATAAGTCACTACAATCACAGTAGCGCAGATCACTAAAACGATAGCAAGAGCCATACTTACACACCACCTTTCTTTATAGGACACCAACGAGGAGTATATTTACAAGGAACAATACTATCATTCCATCCAGTATAACCAATAAAACCAGGCATGGATCGGATATCACGATCAGAAAAATATTGTATAATATATTCCTGATCCGGATGTTCACAAAAACATCTTTTCCGATTACCATACCGGGAATGATAAAGTTTACAATATTCACATTCAGAGCATTTTATTTTATCTGCCATAATATACCCCCTAAACCATTTTGTGATCATGAGCATAAGCCAACATGGCAACAAATTCATCATAAGACAATACACGACCAAACTTTTTGATCATACCTGATTTAGATTTTTCATAAATCTTTTTCAGGGTCTTTTCATTCAGATTTTTTTTCATAAATAACCTACTTCCTCAGCTTTTTGCTGGCACGTTTCAGTTTCCGTGACGGGTTTACAATACCGTCAATATTCACCGGGTTATTCCGCTGCAGATCAAGAATCTGTTCTTCAGTTAACATGTCACCTTCCTTGCATGACTTCGTAAGATTGCCAACACAAGCCAGGGTATCATAAGCATTAAAAGCAGCATCCTTAATGAACCATCCGAAACGTCTTTTCGGTTTGATCAGCGTAGGATCTGATGCATTTTCCAGGTCAAAAGCATCATACTGTTCATGCACCATGATTCTCCATATCTTGTTACAGGTATAGACATAGCTGGTCACCTGACGGAGCAGAGCATCCACATGGTTAAACCTCTGCGATGTATAGATCAGGCTGATATGATGGTGACGGCAGGTCAGCAGAGTATTCAGGAACAAAGGATCAATATTACTTTTGAAGCTCCGAGAATTAAGCTGTACGGAAAATTCATCACCCAACACAATGGTGCAGGTAAGTGTATCATTCTTATCATCCACAGAGCGCATACGATCAGCAACAGCCACGATCTGCGCCATAGATACAAAATCCTCATAGGGGATAGTCAGAGATACATTAGAGATAATATGTATCTTCTGGGTAACCCACTTATTACGGTAAACGTCAAAAATTTTCTTGTCATTGTACCGCTTATACAAAGACACAACCTTATGCACTGCAGATAATGTTTTACCTTTTCCGAACAATCCAACATAGCAAGAGATCGTACCAGTAGCACATACATTCCAAAAGCGATAACGGAAATACTTATACAGATCAATCACGGCATACCTCACGGAACTGATCGGATGCGTCACAATGACACGGACACAGACCGACATGATGCAGGCAAATACAATAATAAATAATATCAATTCAAGCATACGATCACCGCCCAACCTTTAAGCAGTTAGCAGCTATGGAGCTGATGCTTTCTAATACCAAACAAAACACGATCAGACCGACCACAACAGCCGGAGTAAATTCATTTGATCCGTTACAGATATAATTAATTATGTTTTCCATTCTTCATAATCTCCTTTGCATAACGACAACTATTAACCAGGTAACACATTTTGCACCGCTGGATCTCATCATCCACACGGATCACACGACAACCAATAAGATCATGACAATGGTTATCTTCATTGATGCAGGATCCTTTTAACCTGCAGGTAAAATTAGCGCACGGACTCATCTATCTAACACATCCTTCCTGCCATCCAGGCTGCGACCAGTCATGTTAGCAACTGTAATTTTTAACCTTTTGATCACCCAAAAAGAGAGCAGCAGGAAAATAATGGTATCAAGCCTGTAATTTATTGCCGAAAAATAAGGCTCAAAATCGTTTGCAGATAAATTTTGTATTTGAACTTGTTCCGTCGCAGGTTCCGAAACAGCGACAGTAAAAGGTATATAATTACCATCACTATCCATAACGTAGACATTTGTTCCGGATTCTCCTGAATCCACGGACTCAGTAGGGGATTCTTCCGCAACAGATCCGGCATCTTGTACCATATCGGATTCAATGCCAGTGCTATCGGATAATACAGGATCATCAGCTCCAGGAACATCCAAGGAAGTTCCCTGATCATCATTTTCAACAGTTTCAACAGTCTCGATATTTTCATATTCATTCATTTTAACAACCTTTCTTGATAGATGCCCCGGTGTATGGTAGGATAAAGAAAAACACCATACGGAGGGGAAAACAATGAGCGTCAACGATATTATCTTTGCATCTTTAGGAACAGCACTTTTTATAGGATTAATTATATTAATTCTAATTTGGTTGTTTATTTATACTGCAGTAAAGGCAGCTACAAAAAATGCAATAAAAGAAGCTTACAGAGATATTAAACTTATGCCGGAAATAAAACATATTACACCGGAAGAAGAACTAAAAAAGGAAATGGAAGGCTGGAATTAACGAAAAGTTCTAAAAAGAATGTATAAAAATATAAAACCAACCAAACCATAAATAATAACATTAGCTAAAGTAAAATGATAACCGTCTATATTAAGATCAATAGAGAGAACACGGATACAAAAATCAATAACAAGCTTTAATTCTTTCAAAGTGATCACCTACCTATAAACCTACAAACAATGACAGCACCAATAGCAACAGCAATAAGACCAATAAGCCAAGGCGGTAAAAAACCAAACACAGCAGCCACCATAGATGGAAATTGACCCAACATAGTACCAAAATTTTTCAATAGGTCAAAGAAGTTCATGGTGGCATTTTCCAAACTGGAATAATCATAATTATTTTTCGGCACAGCATCTAAATCATTTCTTGAATTTCCGCCATTCTCGAGATCAGATAATTCATCATCAGTTAATCCTTTATCTGACTGATTTTCAGAATACATATTATCGAGATCATCAAGCCTAGAACCTGACGAGCCGTCAGAATCAGCAAGATTATTATAAAAATGTGTCCATTTAGAATACTGAATACCGCCATTTTCATCATAGCGAAAATACCTAACATATACCTCATATCCATTAAATAAAGAATAAGGCTGCTTTAGTAACATCTTCAAAGTTTCTAAAGCATCACTATACCCAGTTATTTTATTAAAGAGATTATAAGAGCCACCAATATAATTTCTATCATCAACCGGATACGATGAAAGCAAATTATCCCAGGACGATTTACCCAAAACATCAAACTGAAATCTTCCAACAGAAGAACGATTATCTGAAACAGAAACCCACGTGGAAAGATTATTTTTTAATAAAGTAGAATACTTATATTTCCAAACTAATTTATCACGGTATAAATCAAAATCATTAGTGGTATACCATCTACCTTTCATTTCAAAAAAATAATCACTCTGAGCATTATTAAATTCAAAATAAGAAAAATCAGATTCAGTAGGATTACCATTAGCAGCTTCATGAAGTACTATTACAGGTCTTTCCATATCAATTGAAAGTTCACCTTTTATATAAGGAGCATCAATTCTATCAATACTACCGTCCTGATTAAAATAAACATACGAAGGTTCACCGTGGTAAAAATCACCCCACGCACCTAACCCGGCTTGCCTATAACATGGTGTGATCCGGATGTACCGCAGAAACCAATTCTCATCATCAGACTTCAGACCTGATACATCAATCGTCAACGTTTTATCTGCAGTAGCAAATTCATCCGGGTACGCATCCGCTTGCTTTATCGTGTCCTGCGCTTCCTTATCCGCAAAGTAATAATTTACCCTTACATACTCTTCAACTTCCTGATTCTGCAGGTAGCTCCGCTCCGTTGTGCCAGTCCAGGTAGCAGTCATCTTATTGTTTGCAGTAAACCCGGTAAAAGCATAAGCCGTATCTTCAAAGTCAGGATTGTCAATATCAGGCTTGTTAGTATTATCAATTTTGCCAGCAGCAACATCTGAAAAATACTGATAAAGTTCATCATCAGTAGAATATCTAAATATCGTGTGGCTAAATTTTGAATCATCAACATGCGAATAATCAAATTGAGATTGACCATCAACACCGTATGAATGCTTAAAAATAGTACTACCAGCATAAAAACCATAAGTCGAATTATAATTAGCAACAGAAGCACAGACTTTGCCATCATTAGAGCCACCGCTAACATAATAATAACTAGTAAAAGGTTGTTTACTTAACAAAATAAAACTAACAGGACCATTTGAAACATTAAAATTAGAATAATCATTTTTCTGATAACAACCAACAAACACATCATCAGGAACATACATAGTAATATTTTCAGATATATTATAAGGATAATCAGGATACTTCGAAGATGATTCACCATCATTTAAACAAAATGAATTATATGCAGACATATTAACTGCATTATAGTTATCAGGAATAGAATCAACAAAACCAGCATGTACATGAAGAGAACCAAACGTAATCAACATGATCAGGATAGACATAAATAATACGAAAAGATATTCTAAAAAGTTACGAATCTTTTCTAAAGTTTCTTTTTTCATAAAAAACCTCACTTTCTTTTGAGTAAAAAAAATACCAGGTAGATTTTCTCTACCTGGTAAAGGTTCCAAGCTTGTCTTACTTCGCAGCACCCTTGGCGGATCTGAAGATTCTGAAACCTACAAATACCAGGGATGCAATCAGAAATACGTTAAGCGGGAAAATGGTGAACAGACCA